CTCTTCGTGTACATTGCTTGTTCCTGATGCTACTACACCTTGTCCACCAAGAGTTGAAACATCTCCTACACTTGTACCAGTTTGACTTGATACAACTCTTTCACCTGTTTCGATTACACCTGCTGCTTGTAAAATTACAATTCCTCTTGAAAGAATCGCAACATCACCGCCGCTTACATTGTTATTCATGGCCATTCCTACTGGTCCTATAGCATTTCCAGAAGAACTAGACCTACTTACTACAAAGTCCCCATAATTATAAGTACCTATAGTAGAACCTAAATTTGTAGTTACGCTTCCTGCTACAACTAAATCTCCACCACTAACAAATGCTATTGCAGTAGAAACTTTTGCAGTTATAATTTCAGGAATACCTAAAGGATTAACCAATAACGCTCTATCATATGCCATCTTAGTTTACACCTCTTATAAAATTACCATATTTATCTAAGTTAACTCCAAAATTAACTTTACCATTTCCTGTTTTTTCTATAAAATAGTTATCTGGTAATTCATTAAATGTTTCTTTCTCTTTAGAAATAACACCTTTCGTTTTGTTTACTGAAGTCTCAACAGTATCTTCTTTTTTAATTTGCTTTAAAGTATTTATTAATGCTTTAACTGTTTCTTCACTTAATTTAGAAACATCAATTGCTTCAATAAATTTTTCTTTAGCAAGATTTTTATAAACCTCATTCAAATCAAATTTAATCTTTTCAGATGTTTGTTTTTCTTTTTCTTCAAATCCAGATATTTTATTTTCAGCTAATTTAAGCTGTTTCTTCAAATCTTCAACTTGATTATCATGGGTTTCATTTGTTTTTATATCATCTTCCATATTTTTGCCTCTTGTTGAATTAAATTCAACTATCTGAGTAGAAGGTTTTATTATTGGATTTATAAATTTTATTCCTTCTGGAAAGTAATCCTCTGTAATAAAATTCTCCGCAGATTGTGATATAGAAGTTCCTACAATTCCTGGTGTAGGAGTAGTAGACAATTCAAGATAATGTATTCCCCTTGCTATTATATGTGAATCCTCTTCATTTTCTTTAATCATTTCTTCAACAATAGCACCTATACTTACCTCAGAAATCCTACCATCTTCTATTCTTTCTACAATACCTGTACCATCTTCTTTAGCCCAACCTTCATAAAAAACACCTTCTCCTTTCATATCTTTACTGAAACTCGCACTTATTGTTTTTCCAATAACATTATCAGTTTGACTTATATGGTCTTTAAGAATAGGTTTATTTCCCAATTCATGGGCAGTTTTCTTTAATTCTTCTACAGTATACTTAATATTATTTCTACTTATTCCTGGTCTGATTGCTATACCTGCTACTTTAATTTTTGGTTGTACCATTTGTATCCTCCTTTTCTTTAATATATTCTATTTTAGAACTAAATTTAACTGGAACGTTCTCTGCTACAATAAGATATCCTTCTTTTGTATATTTTTTTCCATCAATCATAACTTTTTCTGAACCCATTATGTGAGCTTTACATATTGCTATCGCAGAAGTTTTTCTACTTCCTTGAGAAGAACTAGATTTAAAATTTCTTTGATTTAACATTGTTTGAACACAATCTTCAATTTTTTTATCTTCTTCTGGACTAGTACCACCATATGGCATTGTATGACCACCTACTTATAATAATTAAAAGCCTAATGTAATATTTAAAATATATTAACTAGTTAATATAATAACTAATTTTAACAAGATTCATCTTTAAGTTTAATATATTCAAAATGCTGTCGTGTTTTGGTAGTAGATTTTTTATTACCTCTATCTGTATAATCTTCAGTATTTTCATGTACATCAAATTCACCTTTTGTTCCTTGTAATTTATTTGACATTCCTTGTAAATTTGTATTTCCTGCATCTAATTTAACAATATCTTCTTGGTCCAATGTAGAATTTTGAGAATTACATTCATGAACAAAATCTGGACCAGAGTAATCATTCCAAGCTATAACTATATTACACCTTGGACAGCTTTTCATTCCCATTTTCTTTAAATAATTCCTCCACTTTAAAATTTTTTCTAGTTAATAATTCTACTGCTTGTATCGCGTGTACACCACAAAAAAAAGCATCTAAAACCCATATATTTCCAAATTTAAAACATATTGGACATTTGGGTAAATTATTTTGATTAATAGATATAGGCATTCCTGTAAACCCTACTTTAAATCCCTTATCTTCTTCAATCATTTTAATACTCCTATTATAGTACACCTACACATATTATGTACAGGTGGCATTGGTCCTGTATTTATTTCAAATATTTTACCATTTAAATTTTCACATTGTTCATCTGTTCTCTCACTTAAAGCAGCTACCCATTGATAACGATTAAATCCTTCAGTTTGTAATTGTTTTAAAACACCACTGTTTGATATTCTAACAACTTCTGTACGCGCCATATTTATAGCTCTAATATCAACAGGAATATTTCTACCATTAGTTTTTAAAGGTTTTAATTTTACATCATTTTTTATCAACTTAGCTATATCATTCATAGTTAAATTATCACTTAATCCTTGTCCTAAAACCCTCTTAAATTTTTCTTTTTGTATATTTGATAACATACCCAATTTAACTTGTTCAGGATTTTTAGCTAATAATAATTCATTTAATACTTCATCATATTCTGGTGAATAAATATAATTTTGTATATTTTCTTGATAATTTCTATAATTAAATCCCAACCAGCTTTCAATAGAATAATCTTTAACCATATCTTTCAATACTCTATCTATGTTTTCATTACTTTCATAAAATTCATTAGAATTACTACCTGGTACTATAGGTTGTTTCCTATTTTGTTCTGCTTCTCTTTCTTCTTCAGGAGTTTGTCTTAAATTTTTAATTCCTAATAATTCTGCTAATTTTTTCTCTAATTCTATCTTTAAAGGAATAGATAAGAAAGGATTTCTTAACAATTCTTCAAATCTTTTAATTTCTTCCCATTTTTGATTATCATTAGGTTTGCCCCATTCAAAATCTATTATAGTATCAGGATTTAAACCATGACCTATTAGTATTCTTTTTATTATATTTTCCTCTATTACTTTTTCAGCATCTTGTTGGATACTTTCTATCCTTCTGTCAAAGGCTCTTAATTGTGTATCTGCTATTCCTTCTGGAATATTACCTCTACCCAATAACACTTCTGGCACTTGTGCACCTGTTATTAATTCATTATTTAATATTTTTAATGGTTCTATAAATTTATCTCCTATATTACCAAAATCAATTAATCCAAATTTTATTAAATGTGATACAGAAATTTCTGTTTTAGAATGTAAAACTTCCATATTTTTGGCAACTTGAGCTACTGCTTCATCTGATGCAGGAGATTCTGGTGTTCCTACTGTGCCAACAATAGGAGAATTTGCTTTTCTTTTAATAATAACACATACATCTTTTATCATTTCAGACTTTTTAATAAGGGTATAGGTTAAAGGAAATATTACACCTATACCATAAGCATAATCTTTGATAGTTTTGTATTTCATATGCGCTATTTCATGAGGGTCAAAAAATATAGGAGCATTAAATCCTCCCATATATTGAGTATATCCTAATATATTACCTGTATTATCTCTCCTAACATACATATATCTTGAATCTAATATTTTGATAGAAGTAGGGGGTTTATTTTTAGGACCACTCATTTCTAAATAACCATTACCTGTTATAAAATATTTTCTTAACCAGTCTCTTAAATTATTATCAAATTTATTTCTTCTCATCCAATCTACAATTATTTTTTTTTCATTTTTTTCTTCAGTTTTTATGTAAAAACCACCAGCTAATGTAAAATCTACATATTTATCTACTATACCTGTACAAAAAGCGTCATCACTATACCATTTTTCCATTAATTCAAAATTAATAGGATGTCTCTCACCTATTGTATTAGGAAAAGCTTTCATATCTAACATAATTTTTCCTTTAAAATTTTCAGCTAAGTAAAAATTTTCTGAAATATATTTCTGTTTATTTTTATTAAAAATGGTTATTCTATTTTTTTTAAAATCTTCAATCAATTTATTAGTAGGAATTTCTATTTCTGGTGTATTTAAAGTTGGAGCAGAATGTATAGAAAATACATGTTCTTTTTTATCTAAATCCTTTTTCCTAAATAAATCTAGTATTTCCATCTTATAATAAAATATTTACTGAATATTTAAATTCTTTTAGTATATTCCATAACTTCCTTTACTTTTTAAAGGATTACCTAATAACGATACAGCTATTGAAAGACTA